GGCAGCAATGACAGCGTGGTAGAAGGCAGCGTGCTGCCCTTGTACGACGGAGCCACGCAGACCGACCGCATCAAGTACGATCAGGCGGCGCAGACAACTGCCCGTTACTGGTGGCTTCGCAGCCCTTTCCCGTGGAGCGCCTTCCACGTCCGTGTCGTCCTCCCTTCAGGGGCGCTGAACAGCGTCAGCGCGATGGACGGCTACGGACTGGCGGCGGCTTGCGTCATCTACTAATCTATTTCTATCCGCGCCGATAGGCGCGAGAAAAGAGGGCGAAAATGGCTGTACCGGCCTATTTGAGACAGCAGACAAAGGCCAAGTTTATCACCGTGGCAACACGGCTGGCGGCGTGGACGCTGAAATGGTGCAAGGATGAACGCCTGTTTACCCGGCGCGAACGCTGGATTGTGACCGGCGACCTTTGGGCGGCGGCCAAGGGCGTGCTATCCTGCGCGAAGAAGGCGAACCTGCGCAGAGATTTCACCGACGCGGCGCAGTTTGCAGAACGCGAAGCCTATTTGCGGCAGGCCATCGACCAGCTGATGGAGATGGAAATCCTGCTTACGATCAAGTACGAAATGGTATTGCAGGGCTTCAACGCCGCCAAACAGGCCGCGCCGCAGCCGGAGAAGCCACCCACCGAAGAACCGACCGGGAAGAAGGCCCACAGAGGCGGACGAAAGCGCCTGACCATGGACGACATCGACCGCATTTTTGAAATCTTCTTCACTATGACCGCCGAAGAAAAAGACCTGATACGGGGCCTGCTGGACAGCGACACGGAACGCCGCGCAGCAGTGCCCTGATAAGGTACAGGAAAACGCCTGATGTACCCCCTGCCCGTTACTGGTGGCTTCGCAGCCCTAACCCGTGGAACGCCAACAACGTCCGTATCGTCAACCCTTCAGGGGCGCTGAACAACAACAACGCGACGAACGGCAACGGACTGGCGGCGGCTTGCTTCAATGGCCTGTCATTTGAGTAAGGCACAGAGGCGGAAGCCTTGTGCCCGAAAACCGCGCCGAGAAGTGCAAGGAGGCGTTTTTCCTGCCCCTTCGAGAAAGGGGGAACAACAGCCGCCGATGCGGGCGCGCTCATTTTGGGCGCGTTCCCGCTATCACGGCGGCCTTTTCTATGGATGAATTTCAGGAAAGCATTAAATTGCGAAACCTGTACAAGGCCCTGCGCAAATGTTGCGCGGGCAGCATGTGGAAGGACGGCACGGCGCTGTATCGCAGCGACGGGCTGGCCAACAGCGTGAAGCTGCGGCGCAGCTTTCTGGACGGCAGCTACAAGCTGCAAAGATACATGCGCTTTCGCATTGCAAGGCCCAAGCCGCGCGACATCACCGCTACCCGCATCCGCGACCGGCACGGGCAGCGCAGCGCCTGCGACAACGTGCTGTATGCCAAAATCACCCGTTCGTTTATCTACGACAACGGCGCGTGCCAGATCAACAAAGGCGTGGACTTTACCATAGAGCGCACCAAACGCTGGCTGCGCCGCATTTACCTGAAACAGCGCAGCGAGCGCGCCAAGGCGCTGGGCTGCCGCCCGGAGGAAGTGGGGCCGTTTCAGGTGGAAGCATGGGTATGGAAGGGCGACGTCAAGAAGTATTTTCCCAGCACGCCGCACGCAAACGCCAAGGCGATCATCCGCAAGACCATCGACAGCCCGGAGCTGGCGGCCGTCTTCTGCGCCGTCATTGCGAGCTTCGGCGAGGACTGGTGGCGGCAGCGTGCTGCGGCGCTGGGCGCAGGCGATCAGGCCGCCACACAGGCGGCCAAGGCCATCACCGACGCGCTGGTGGAGCGCGAATACCTGCCCATTCGCCCGGCTGGAAGGCGCGAGGCCATCCGCCGCAGATGCGACAGGCAGATCGTGGCCGCCGTGGACGGCCTGCACGAATTGACGCCGCAGGCCCGCGCGCAGCTGCTGGCGGAAGCGCAGGCGGGCGAGGCGCGCGGCATCGGGCTGGGCAGCCAGCTTTCGCAGCTGGTGCAGCTGGCCCAGTTAAGCGCCATCGACCATTATGCCAAGGAAGAACGGCGCGTGCCCGTCTACGAGCGCTACATGGACGATTTTGACGTCATGGATGAAAGCCGGGAACGCCTGACCGAAACCGTGGACGGCATCGTGGAGCGGCTGCACGGGCTGGGGCTGGAACTGAACCCGAAATCGCAGATGATACCGCTGCGCAACGGCTTCACCTTCTTAAAATGGCATTTCATATTGACGCCCACCGGCAAGGTGATTTTGCGGGCGGCGCACGGCGTGGCAACCGAGGAAAAGCGCCGCCTGCGGCGCATGATGAAGCAGGTGCATGCGGGCAAGGCCAGCCTTGAAAGCGTGCAGGCGCATTATCGCGGCTGGCGGGCGCACATGGAGATCGGCAACACCCGCGAGCTTTTGCGGAGCATGGACAAGTATTTCGCCGCGCTGATTGCGGCAGAGAACAAAGAAAGCGAGGGAGAACCATGAACACCAATCAAGAGGACAGCATCCGGCGCGCACGCATGGAAGCGCTGGCCGACAAGCAGCGCTCCGAGCTGCCCGACGTGCAGGCGGCGGCGCTTCAGGCGGCCATTGGCGCCGAGGATGCAGACACCGCCGCCGAAATCGCGCGGGCCATCCGCAACCGGCTGCTGAAGGACAGCGACGCCGAGGTGGCGCTGGACAGGCTGGGCCTGCAAGTGCCCAGCGGGGCGACGTTTACGGCGTGGCTTTCCTTCCTGCGCACGCTGGGCGAGGCGCTGGTGGGCGGCTGGGCGGAATACCGGCAGCTGCTGCGCGACCTGCCGCAGCAGGAAGGCTGGCCGCTGGCCATCCAGTGGCCCACGGCACCGGGCAGCGAGGAAGAAGGCGAACAGCTGCATGAGCAACCTTGAAATGATATGCCGCCTGTGTGACCTGCTGGACAGGGCGCAGCAGATCATCCGCCAGCAGGCGGAGCTGCTAAGCATGCACGGCGTGGAAACGGACGGCAAGGCGCTGGAACGGCAGCGCAGCGAGCTGCTGGCGGAGATCGAACGCAGCATTTGAGGTTGGAATCCAGAATGGATTCCAAGTCGGCCTATAGGCCGACCGCGGACGGCTCAATCAAGGATTGAGACGCCGCGCCTACGGCAAGAAAGGGCGGCGGGGCTACCCTTTTATTTTTAAGAACAAAGGGAGGGCGAAATCATGAGCATCACCGGCAAGCAACTGGCCGAGTTTGCAGTAAAGTGCTTTCTCGACGGCGTGCGTTACTGGTACGGAACCTGCTACTACAAATGCACCACGGCGCTGCTGAACAGCAAAACCCGGCAATATCCGGCGCATTACACCAGCGGCAGGCGCAGCGGCTATCTGTCCGACATCGCGGACGGGGCCATGTGCTGCGACTGCATCGGCCTGATTAAGGGCGCAGTATGGTCTGAGCTGGGCGCACACGCGACCCGCTACGGCACGGGCGGCTGCCCCGACAAGGGAGCCAACGGCATGCTGGAATACTGCAAGGCGAAGGGCATGGCGCACGGCAGCATGAACACGCTGCCGGAAATCCCCGGCCTGCTGCTGCACAAGCAGGGGCATGTGGGCGTATACATCGGCGGCGGGTACGCCATCGAGGCCAAAGGCTTCAACGCAGACGTGGTCAAATCCAAGGTGGCCGGGCGCGGCTGGACGAGCTGGGCAAAGCTGCCCTTTATCGACTACGCGGACGGCGAGGGAGCCGTGGAAGTACCCGCAGCGCCCGAAACGACCTACACGCTGGGCCAACGGCTGCTCAAGCGCGGCTGCAAGGGCAACGACGTGGCCGAGCTGCAAAAGGCCCTGACGGCGCTGGGCTTCGACGTGGGCAAGTACGGCGCGGACGGCGATTTTGGCTATGCTACCGAAGCCGCGGTGAAGGCCATGCAGAAGGCGGCGGAGATCAGCATTGACGGCAAGTTTGGCCCGGAGAGCCTCAAAGCGCTGCGCGCCATGCAGGCCGCGGGCAAGGCGCCGGAGGACGGCGAAGGCGGCAGCAGCGGCGACGACGGAGGAAAGGACGAACCAACCTACACCGTGACGATCAAGGGCGTGGACGCGGCCACGGCCACCTTCCTGCTGGAAAACTACGACAATGCGACCGCCGAACAGGAACAGGGCTAATGACGAACCTGACAGCGCCGCAAACCAGCGTGAAAAACTGGACTGTTTGCCAAGGCGACGCGCTGCTGCATCTGCGCAGGATGCAAGGCGCAGGCTATGCCGCGATCATATCCGACCCGCCTTATGCAAGCGGCGGCATGTCCATGGCCGAAAAGAGCCGAAGCACCCGTGACAAATACACCAGTTACGGGGAGCAGGGCAACCCCTACCCGGACTTCAGCGGCGACGCGCTGGCCCAGCGCGCGTGGACGAACTACATGCACGAGATCATGGTGGCCGCGCGGGCCGCCTGCAAGCCGGGCGCGGTGTGCGCCCTGTTTGTGGACTGGCGGCAGCTGCCCGCCCTGACCGACGCCATTCAATGGGCGGGCTGGGTGTGGCGCGGCGTAGCGGTGTGGGACAAGATGAACAGCCGCCCACAGATGGGCCGCTTCCGCCAGCAATGTGAATACATCGTATGGGGAAGCAACGGGCCGCTGGCCGTTGACCGCGGCGTGGGCGTGCTGCCGGGCCTGTTTCAATACCCCAATGTACCGCCGGGCGAACGGTGGCACCAGACGCAGAAACCGCTGGCGCTGATGCGGCAGGTGGTGCGCCTGTGCGAACCGGGCGGCGCGGTGCTTGACCCGTTCGCCGGAAGCGGTTCCACGATGGAGGCCGCGCTGCTGGAAGGGCACGAAGCGGCAGGCATTGAGCTGGAACAGCACAATGTGGACATCATCCGCAGGCGACTGGAAGGCGTGCAGGTGTGCATGGCCTTTGACGCCGCGCCGCAGATGCAGACACTATTTGACAACATCGACGGAGGGAAAGAGCTATGAACAACATTTGGGAACACCTTGCCCGCGGGCTGGCCGCGGTGGGCGGATTCATCGCGGGCCTGTACGGCGGGTGGTCTGGCGCTATGACGGTGCTGGTTATCTTCATGGTGGCCGACTATGTGCTGGGCTGCGCCTGCGCCCTGACGGGCCGAAGCACCAAGACGCCGGGCGGCGGCTTCCTGTCCAGCGTGGCCTTTGTGGGCCTCCTGAAGAAAGCCGTCATCATGCTGGTGGTGCTGCTGTCCGTGCAGCTGGACGGCGTGATCGGCGACAAGACCATGTTTCAGTCGGCGGCCATCTTCTTCTACATCGCCAACGAGGGGCTGTCCATTCTGGAAAACTGCGCGCTGATGGACGTGCCGGTGCCCAAGCCCCTGCGCGACGCGCTGGAAGCGCTGAAGAACAAGGGCAACGATGCGGGCCAGTCGGACGACGGCGGGGATGAAAACCCGTAATATTCGGCATAAACACCCGCGGCGCGGCGTCCTGCCGGGCAGATCGGCGCGGCAGCGGCGTCAAAAGAGATCTTCGCAGCAAGAAAAACACGAACCAAGGCGGCGTTATTTCTGTGATTGTACGGGAATAGCGCCGCCTTTTTTGTCGTTTCTACGGCGTTTTCACGGAGGCAGGACGGGGAATCCTACCCGCGCGCCGCTGAAAATCGCTTACAGAGGCGCGCAGGAAGGGCCTGTGCGGGCTTGCGGCGCGGGGCTGGGCAAGCATCAGGGCGACGGCAGAAGGGCGCAGGATGGGCGCGCAGCAGCCTGTGTGCGGTGCAGCGTGGGCGTGGCCGCTTGCGGCCATCGGCGGCGCGAAGCGCGGAAGCGCCGGACAGGCGCGCACCATCACCGACGCCCTGCAAACAAACGCCATCAATAGAGGGAGCGGGCAACGCGGATATTGGAGAAGCAGTCGATTTTTTTATTTTACGCTGCACTTTTATCAAAAAGATTGCGCGCGAGATCGGCAGGAAAACAGATCAGGACGCGAGCAGCTGACACCATCCCCCCCTATCTTCGATTT